ATCTAAGATGCTAGACATCGCCGCCCATCAACAAACCCTGGTAAATGCCTGGAACGCGCTCTTAGCGATGTTCCTTGCAAACCTCCTCCTCCCTAGCCTTCCTTTCTTCGATCCCCAACAGTGGTTGAAGCATGTTGTTCTGGAATACTTTATTAAGTGCATCGACTATCTACCCCCATGGATGGTTGCTGCTATTATTACAGTATTCCCAGTCTTGAAGAGCTATCCTCTTACTGTGGCATTGCATTATGCACCAAGGTATTGGTACATTATCTCCATGCTTGCCTATCAGTCCATGTTCACCTCACATATATATGTCCTAACTACTTTAATACCAGTACTGACTAACTTAATTCCTTTAATTAAGTACTACTATACAATACATTCTACGATCTCGCATGATTTGTATTGGTATGTCGTTATTGAATTTTCGAAATTAATTACCGTTTGGCTTATCTCCTGTGTCTATTCACGCCTTATGTTTTCCGTATGCCGTGTTATCCTTATCGCAAATCGCGATTATTTTTACAATTACTTCCACCCCCGTTACGAGTCCTTCATGTGTTACCTTCAGAACGTGCTAACTGTAAGTCATAAAGCCCGCGCAGGCCAAGAACGCGCAGCCTTACTGGATTACAGCATCCCAGCAATGAAGAAGTACACGAACCACACCCATGGTATGTCGGCTGCAGCTCGTAACTGTGCCACAACTTTCGCCGAAATCTTTTCACGTGCTGTATTTTGTACTCCCTTGTACTACCAATGCAGTCCCCGCGACCAACAAATGGGTAGAGTAACCTCTCTATTCCACCGTTGGGCGAAAGATCTCGGAGCAATCGCAAGTCCTTTCAACCCCAAAAAGGGGCAAGTAATTACAATGATAGACGTCGATTACTACGTCGACATGCCTTCCATGTTGGCCAGATATAACACTAATACGTTCTTCCTCTACACCTTCCTCCCTTCCTCTCCAGCTGGTACAAACGTAAATGGAGCCCCATGTGACTACACTTGGCAGACCCAATCTGATGGGACTGTTAAAGTGCATTACTCCGGGGATGCATCTTACGAGCACAAGTTGTGGAATTGGTGGGAAGATCTGATTACAATAGACAGATATCCAAAACGATATGTTTTTCAAGTGGTAAAACGCAAAATAATGCCTCATCGTTATTGCGTTGCAGTAATACCGTACGCCAGCTCCTATCTACAGGTGGAAGGAACTCCTTTAGTACGTTTCAATCCAGTGATTAATACCCCGGACGGGGATTACGCAGTCATAAGCTCGCGTGATCAAGATGCAGAGACCATAAGCATCGCTCCCGTGGATGTACCGCACTCCATAACTATTCCAAGAGAACAGTTCGAGGCGATACGCCAGGCTGCCAAGTCCTCTAAGCACGGGATTACAGCTTCCTTTCTCGGCCAACAAGTTGAAACACTAAAACGAACGGAAACCCACTTACTGTTAAACTACTTCAAACACACCGGAACAATTTCTCCAGCCCGGGTCTCACCTCCCGAAGATTCAATCCAGAGATATCAACACAAGAAATACAACGCAGATGCCCGACCCGCCCTCAATGCGTTTATGTCCCCGATTATGCTTGGCAGCTTCTCCCCTGATCGCTCTAAGGGAAACGAGGAAGTTGCTGTAAAGTATAGATTAACCATACCACAGTCCAAAACTAACCGCCCTGTTCCATCACGTTATTACAATTATGCATCCGACTTTATAGATGAAATTATTGAAACAACTGGATACCTAGAACTCGCAGATGAAGACTTAGTCAGAGAGAAACAGTGCAGACCTAACCAGAAACGCATCCTTGATGAAGCTTTTCTTGCTGGGGAACTTCTTGTCCAATTCATGAAGTCCTTTGGCAAAACGGAGGCGTACGCTTACGCTGCGCCCACCAGGATCATAACTGGTGAAGGATCTGCATCTCTCAAACTCTTCGGATCGAGAGCCCAATATTCAGTTGCCACCGCCCTTAAGAAATTACCATGGTATATGCCTGGCAAGAAACCTTGTGAAATTGCGGCTAGAGTATCAACCTTTGCAACCTATTTTCAAGCAATAGTTTGTGGGGATTACACTAGCTTCGACGGAACTAGGCCATATTTCAACGCGGAAATCTTTAAGTTACTTGTAATGACTTGGTTCAGGAAGGTTTTAGCTAAAAGTCTTAACCGGAATTGCGATACGATGACAGATAGAGACGTAATTGCAGCACTCGGCACCAGGTCCAATACTGGCTCCGC